CTGGCGGGTAGTGATGGCGTGATCGTCGCCGGGCACGGGCGGCTCGCCGCGGCGCAGAGGTTGGGGCTGGCCACGGTACCGGTGGTGGTGCTCGATCATCTGACGCCCACCCAGCGCCGGGCGCTGGTGCTCGCGGACAATCGCTTGGCGGAACTCGCGACCTGGGACGATGCACTGCTGCGCATCGAACTGCACGACCTGCAGGACGCAGGATTCGATCTCGACCTGACCGGTTTCGACGCCGATGCGCTGGCCGATCTGCTGGCCGACGAGGAGCCGAGCACCGAGGGTCAAACCGACGACGATGCAGCGCCCGAGACACCCGAGAAACCCGTGTCCCGACCCGGGGACGTGTGGCTACTGGGGCCGCATCGGCTGGTGTGCGGCGATGCCACCACCGCCGAGGCCTACGCGCAGTTGTTCGCGGACGGTGAGCGGGCGGACATGGTGTTCACCGATCCGCCGTACAACGTCAACTACGCCAACTCTGCCCGTGACAAGCTGCGCGGCAAGCACCGCCCGATCCTCAACGACGCGCTGGGCGACGGGTTCCACGACTTCCTGCGGGACGCGCTGACGCTCTTGATCGCCCACACCCAGGGCGCGATCTACGTCGCGATGTCGTCGAGTGAGCTCGACACCCTGCAGGCGGCCTTCCGCGCCGCCGGGGGCCACTGGTCCACCTTCATCATCTGGGCCAAGAACACCTTCACGCTGGGCCGCTCGGACTACCAGCGCCAGTACGAGCCGATCCTCTACGGCTGGCCGGAGGGGGCGAACCGCCACTGGTGCGGCGACCGCGACCAGGGCGACGTGTGGCACTTCGACAAGCCGCAGCGGAACGACCTGCACCCGACGATGAAGCCGGTGGAGTTGGTCGAGCGCGCGATCCGCAACTCCAGCCGCCCGGGCCACAAAGTGCTCGACCCCTTCGGCGGCTCGGGCACGACGCTGATCGCCGCTGAGAAGTCGGGGCGCGTGGCGCGGCTGATCGAGCTCGATCCGAAGTACGTCGACGTGATCGTGCAGCGATGGGAGGCGTTCACGGGTCGGCAGGCCCACCGCGTGGAGGCGAGCCCGGAGGCGTTGGCCGTTTGAACGTCGGCCCGGCGTCAAGCTGGGAGAGCACCTCGTCCGCGATGCGACGAAGTGCCTGCAGGGTCTGGTGGTCGCGGGGCAGCACGTCACAGAGCAGGCGAACGGCCTGCTCGATGGAGAGGTTCGGTCGCCGATGGGCGATCACCCATCGCAGGGCCTGCTCGCGTTCGGTGTTCCCGGCGGTCATGCTCGGCTCCATTGTGACGGACGGCGTCAGGCGGCGAGCGCGTCCTCGACGAGCTCGCAGTGGATCACGAAGCCCATGAGGTACGGCAGACCGCGCGGGATGCCGTAGTCGCGGCTGGTCTGGCGGCCGATGGTCCAGCCCATCCACTGCCGGGTGGCAGCCTGGATCGCATCGGCCAGGGGCCGCCCGACGTGCAGGTGGTTGAGGACCTCGCCCCCGAAGTGCCGGCCATGACGACTGTCGAGGAAGGCGCGCACGGACTCGACGGGCTGGCCGGTGGCGTCCGAGATCGCGGCCATCGCGATCGGCCAGGCCTCGCGGGCGTGCGCGCCCATCGTGCCGAAGAAGCCCCAGGCTTCGTTGCAGGTGGCGGGGATCTGGCGGGTGGTGGTCATCGTGCTCTCCTGTCGGGGATCGTGGCGACACCCGTATGAACGCGCTGTTCTGCAGGTAAGCCAAGCGTCTTCTGCATCGTTCTGCAAAGGGGCGGCGGAGCGTGCTGCCCCGCCGTCGCTCACGCGAGACGGTAGACGCGCTCGCCGCCCGGTACCTTCTCGGAGACGATCGTCAGGCCCAGTTTCTTCTTCAGCGCCCCGGCCAAGGTGCCGCGCACCGTGTGCGGCTGCCAGCCGGTGGCCTCGACGATCTGGCGAATGGTGGCGCCCTCGGGGCGGCGCAGCATCGCGATGACCTGGGCCTGCTTGCTGTTCTGCCGGGTGCTGCGCACCCTCTCGGCTTCGCCTCGCGAAACTTCGCTGCGCTCGTTTTCTCGGATGCGGGGCTGGGCCGGGGCCTGCGTGGCCGTCTGCTGCGCGGCCCACTGCGCCTCGGCGGCCGTCACCGCCGCCTCGATCTCGGGGTCGTCCTCGACGGCCGCGGGTGTCGGCGCGGGGCGCTCGCGCCCCATCGCGCCGTAGCCCTCGTCGGCGACGACCCAGTCGTCTCCTTGGCGGGCGATCAGGGCGCGATTGGCCAGGCCGTCGAGCACCTTGCGGCGTGCGCCGCCTTGGATGTGTTCGGGGAACCATTCGATCCGCCCGCCGGTGTGTTCGAGGGCGTAGGCCAGGATCGCGTGCTGGGCCGGGGTCAGGGAGATGGTGCTCATGGGCTGCTCCTTCGCGGTGGTGGGTCGGGTGATGGGATGAACGCGCTGTTCGCGGGTGAAGCCAAGCGCTTTCACTCGCCACATCCCTGTGGCTCGCCCTTCGGGCAGCCTTCGGCTGTGCAAATCGGCAATCCTGCCGATTTGTCTGCTGGGCTTGCCCGATTCAGCGCGGGCGCAACACGGCGATCCCGGCCTGGGCGAGTTCGAGCGCGGCGGCGTGGAAGGCGGCCTCGGCCACCCAGGGCGCGGCGCGGGCGTCGTCGAGCAGGCGGTCGAGCACGGGGCGGGCCTGGGCTCGCATCGCGGCGCAGGCGGCCTCCAGGTCGTCGCGGCTCGCGGCAGCCACCTCCTGGCGACAAGTGCGGACCAACACGGTCAGGGCGGCCTCGGCGAGCTTGGTGGCGAGAAGGTCGGGGGCGGCGGTGTTCATCGTTCGTCCTTTCGAGCGTCGGTTGGCGTGACGTGATGAACGCGCTGTTCCAGGAAGAAGCCAAGCGTCCTTGGCCATAAAGCTGAAATCCCCATGGGCCTTTCGATCCGCGCCTACGCGCGCCACCGGGGCGTGTCGCACGTGGCGGTCAAGAAAGCGATCGACACCGGGCGCATCACGCCCCTGCCCGACGGCACCATCGACCCCGAGCAGGCCGATGCGCAGTGGGCGAAGAACACCGTCTCTCCGCGCACCGCCGCCCCCCCCGAAGCCCTCGCCCCGCGCCCGCGCGCCCGAGGCGGGCGCCGCGAGCCTGCCGCCTGCCTTGGGCACCGGGCTGGGCACGGGCGGCGCCACCTTGCTGCAGGCGCGCACCGTCAACGAGGTGCTCAAGGCCAAGATCCGGCAGGTGGAACTGGCCGAGAAGAAGGACGAACTCGTCGACCGGGCGCGGGCGATCGCCCACGTCTTCAAGCTCGCGCGGGCCGAGCGCGATGCGTGGCTGAACTGGCCGGGCCGCGCCGCGCCGATGCTGGCCGCCCGGTTCGGCCTCGACGAGCACGCGCTGCACGTGGCGCTCGACGCCGCGGTGCGCGAGCACCTGGCCGAACTCGGCGAGATCGCCCCGAGGATCGACGCGTGAGCAACGCCTACGAGGGCGCGGCCGAGATCGAGCGCGCCTGGCGCGAGGGCCTTACGCCCGACCCGCTGCTGACCGTCTCCGCGTGGGCGGATCGCTACCGGATGCTCGGTACCCGCGAGTCGGCCGAGCCGGGGCGCTGGCGCACCGCGCGCACGCCGTACCTGCGCGAGATCATGGATTGCCTCTCGCCCACCTCGCCGATCGAGCGGGTGGTGTTCATGAAGGGCGCCCAGGTGGGTGGCACGGAACTCGGCCTGAACTGGGTCGGCTACGCGATCCACCATGCGCCGGGGCCGATGATGATCGTCTGGCCCACCACCGAGATGGCGCAGCGCAACTCCAAGCACCGCATCGACCCCTTGGTCGAGGAGTCCCCGGTGCTGCGCGAGATCATCGCGCCGGCGCGCTCGCGCGACTCGGGCAACACCGTGCTGATGAAGGAGTTCCGCGGCGGGGTGCTGGTGATGACCGGGGCCAACTCCGCCGTGGGCCTGCGCTCGATGCCGGTGCGCTACTTGTTCCTGGACGAGGTGGACGCCTACCCGCTGGACGTGGATGGCGAGGGCGATGCCATTCACCTGGCCGAGGCCCGCACCCGGACCTTTGCCCGGCGCAAGATCCTGCTGGTCTCCACCCCCACCATCGCCGGGGCCTCGATCATCGAGCGCGAGTACGAGGCGAGCGATCAGCGCCGCTACTTCGTGCCCTGCCCGCACTGCGCGCACCGCCAGTGGCTGCGCTTCGAGCAGCTGCGCTGGGAGCCCGGTCGGCCGCAGGACGCGGCCTACGTGTGCGAGGCCTGCGAGGAGCCGATCGCCGAGCACCACAAGCCGCGCATGCTCGAACTCGGCCAGTGGCAGGCGCAGGCCGAGAGCCGCACTGCGGGCTTCCACCTGTCCTCGCTCTACAGCCCCTGGCGGCGCTGGCGCGAGATCGCGGAGGCCTGGGAGAAGGCCACCCGCGCCGAAGGCCGGTCGGTGGCGATGGTCAAGACCTTCAAGAACCACGAGCTCGGCGAGACCTGGGTCGAGGAGGGCGAGGCGCCGGACTGGCAGCGCCTGCTGGAGCGGCGCGAGGATTACCCGATCGGCACCGTCCCCGCCGGCGGGCTCTTGCTCACCGCCGGCGCCGACGTGCAGAAGGACCGCATCGAGGTGTCCATCTGGGCCTTCGGGCGCGGCAAGAGGTGCTGGCTCGTCGAACACCGGGTGCTGATGGGGGACACGGCCCGCGAGGCGGTCTGGCAGCGCCTGGCCGACCTGCTCGCCGAGACCTGGACCCATGCGACGGGCGCGCAGATCCCGCTCGCCCGGCTGGCGCTGGACACCGGCTTCGCGACGCAGGAGGTCTACGCCTTCGTGCGCCGGGTGCGCGACGGCCGGGTGATGGCGGTCAAGGGCGTGGCCAAAGGGGCGGCGCTGATCGGCACCCCCACCGCGGTGGACGTGACCCAAGGCGGCAAGCGGCTGCGCCGGGGCGTCAAGGTGTTCGCGGTGGCGGTGGGGCTGGCCAAGCGCGAGCTCTACGACCACCTGCGCCTCGCGCCCGAGGTGGCCGAGGACGGCGTGAGACCGGCCTACCCCGCCGGCTACGTGCACCTGCCGAAGATCGACGCCGAGTTCCTCCAGCAACTGTGCGCCGAGCAACTCGTCACCCGGCGCGACCGTCAAGGCTTTGCGGTGCGCGAGTGGCAGAAGGTGCGCGAGCGCAACGAAGCGCTGGACTGCTACGTCTATGCCCGCGCCGCCGCCGCGGCCGCAGGGCTTGACCGCTTCGAGGAACGCCACTGGCGCGAACTGGAGCGGCAACTGGGGCTGCCGCCGCCCAGCGAGCCCATGCCGTCGAACGACCTCCCCATCGAACGACCCACCGAGGCCACCCATCGAGGTGGCCTGGGTGTTTCTGCCACCCGAACCAATGGCCGGCGCGTGATCAAGAGCCGCTGGCTGTCCTGACGAGGAGTCACCATGTCACTGACCACCCGCATCGAGAGCCTGGTGCTGCGCGTCGCGCAGGAGTTCAACGACGTCCGCGCGAAGGCCGGGAACCTCGCCAGCCTCACCACCACCGACAAGTCCAGCCTGGTGGCGGCCATCAACGAACTGAAGGCCGCGGTACAGGCCTCGGGCGCGATCGACGACACCCAGGTCGCCACGAGCAGCACCTACTCCTCGCACAAGATCGTCACGCTGCTCGACACCCTCAAGGCCGAGATCCTGGGCGGGGCCGATGCCGCTTACGACACGCTGCTGGAGATCCAGCAGCTGCTGCAAGACGGCACCAGCGGCCTGGATGCCTTGCTCACCGCGGTGCACCACCGCGTGCGCTTCGACGCGGCGCAGACCCTCACCGCCGCTGAAGCCGCCCAGGCGCGCAGCAACATCGGCGCCGTGGCCGCGGCCGACGTGGGCGACACCGACACCGACTTCGTCGCGATCTTCGAAGGGGCCCTGGTCTGATGAGTCTGGCCTCGCGCATCGGCGCCTTGGCCGGCCGCATCGGGCGGGAGGTCAAGGTCAAGGTCGGCGCCGACCACCCGGGTCTGGCGCGCGCCTGGGTGTGCTTCGGGTTTGTGGGCAACCAGGTCGTCGTGCGCGCTGCGCACAACGTCGCCTCGGTCACGCGGCTCGCCCCAGGGCGCTACCGCGTGAGCTTCGCCAGCCCGCTGCCGGACGCGAACTACTGCTGGGTGGGCGTGGCCCGCAGCAGCACCAACAGCGGCACGCAGCGGCTGCTGATCGTGCGCGCGACCGCCGACGAGAAGACG